CACCAAGTGGTGTACTAGAACATCCTGGAACGATAAAAGATCCTGCAAGATTAAGAGAAAATTGGAACTCCACCTTTGGTGGTTCTGCAAATTCTGGTAAGGTTGCAGTGCTTGAAGAAGGAATGAAATACACACCTATTTCTATATCTCCTGAACAAGCTCAATTCTTGGAAACAAGAAAATTTCAAATAAATGAGATAGCTCGAATTTTTAGGGTTCCACCTCATATGGTTGGTGACCTTGAGAAGTCGAGCTTTTCTAATATAGAGCAACAGTCCTTAGAGTTTGTGAAATATACACTTGACCCTTGGATTATTCGTTGGGAACAAAGCCTATCTAGGTCTTTACTCAGTCCAGATGAGAAGAAGACATACTTTTTCAAGTTCAATCTAGAAGGCTTGCTTCGTGGAGATTATGCATCTCGTATGAACGGATATGCAACTGCAAGACAAAACGGATGGATGTCCGCAAATGACATAAGAGAACTTGAAAATCTAGATAAGATTCCTGCTGAACTTGGTGGGGACTTATACCTAATCAACGGCAATATGCTTCCGCTTAATAACGCAGGAGCTTATGCAAATACAAATAAGGAGGAGGAAGCCGATGAAGAAGTTTTGGAATTGGAAAAATCAAGCGGAAACAGGCGAAAGAGTACTCGAACTTAATGGAACGATAGCGGAGGAGTCATGGTTTGATGATGATATTACTCCACGAATGTTCAAAGAGGAACTCTTATCAGGAAGTGGCCCAGTAACAATCTGGATTAATAGTCCTGGCGGAGACTGTATTGCTGCTTCACAGATTTATTCAATGCTAATGGATTATAAGGGTGAGATTACTGTCAAGATTGATGGTATTGCTGCAAGTGCTGCATCAGTAATTGCTATGGCTGGAACGAAAGTCATAATGGCACCTACTGCGCTCTTAATGATTCACAATCCATCTACCACAGCTATAGGAGACCACAGGGATATGCAAAAGGCAATTGAACTATTAGATCAAGTTAAAGAATCAATCATCAATGCCTATGAAATCAAGACTGGAATGTCAAGAATTACCCTTAGTCACTTAATGGATGCGGAAACTTGGATGAATGCAAACAAAGCCATCGAGCTTAGATTTGCAGATGAAATTTTAGAGGACGATAAGAAGAAATCCTCTGATGTTAGTTTTGCATTTTCAGCTCATGAGTTTGCTACAAACTTGCTAAACAAAATCGCAAGTAAGGAAAGTACAGAGCCTATAAAGACTGGCAGAAAAGTCAGTGAGCTTAAAAACGAGCTTGCAAAAATCAAAAAATTAATTTAATGGAGGATAACGAAGATGACTTTAAATGAAATGTTAGAGAAAAGAAAAAATCTCTTAAACACAATGGATGGGTTCTTAGAAACTCATAAAAACTCAAATGGTGCTTTATCTGTAGAGGATGATGCAACCTACTCAAAGATGGAAAAAGAATTCGATGAATTGACAGCTTCCATCACTCGTGCTCAAAGACGTGCAAATATGGAAATGGAAATGAACAAACCAGTAAATGCACCTATTACAGCAAAGCCTATGGTAATCACTGAACCAGAAGATAGCACTGGTAGAGCTTCAAAGGGCTATAAAAAGAACTTCTGGAATGCAATGAGAAGAAAACAAATGACACCAGAAATGGTAAATGCTCTTCAAATTGGAACTGATTCAGAAGGTGGATATCTTGTACCTGATGAATATGAAAAAACTTTAGTTGAAGCATTGGAAGAAGAAAATATCTTCAGAAAATTAGCTCACGTTATTAGTACTTCATCTGGTGATCGCAAGATTCCAGTTGTTGCTTCTAAAGGTAGTGCTTCTTGGGTTGATGAAGAAGGAACAATTCCAGATAGCGATGATGCATTCAATCAAGTATCTATTGGTGCCTATAAACTTGGTACATTAATCAAAGTTTCAAATGAGCTTTTGAATGACTCTGTATTTAATTTAGAATCATACATTTCAAAGGAATTTGCTAGACGTATTGGTTCTAAAGAAGAGGATGCATTCTTCAATGGTAACGGTACAGGAAAACCTGTAGGTATCTTCAATGCTACTGGTGGTGCTGAAGTTGGTGTTACAGCAGCAAGTGCTACAGCAATTACAGCAGATGAGATTATCGATTTATTCTATTCATTAAAAGCACCATATAGAAAGAATGCTGTATGGATTTTAAATGATGCAACTATCAAAGCGATTAGAAAACTTAAAGATAATAATGGTAACTACTTATGGCAACCATCATTAACTGCTGGTACACCAGATACTATTTTAGGTAGACCAGTTTATACTTCAAGCTATGTTCCAACTATTGCAGCTGGTGCAAAAACTATCGCTTTTGGTGATTTCTCATACTACTGGATTGCAGATAGAGCAGGTAGAAACTTCAAAAAATTAACTGAACTTTATGCAGCAAATGATCAAACTGGATTTGTTGCAACTCAAAGAGTTGATGGTAAGTTAATCCTTCCTGAAGCAATCAAAGTTTTAAAAATGAAGGCTACTGCCTAATTAGTAAGTGGAGGTAGCAGTTATGACTGAAAATGAATTATTACAACAGGTGAAGGATAACTTAATCATTACATTCAACGACGATGACAGTCTGATTCAAAAGTTCATAGCTGCTGCCATCACCTATGCAGAAGAATATCAGCATAAAGACTCAGGTTATTATAAGAAAAATGAAATGAGTGAAACTACCAGACAAGCAATCATTATGCTTGCGAGTCATTTTTATGAAAGTAGAGATGGCTCAACTGGTGGTTTCTTTGCTGATAATACTAATGCAGCAAACAATGTATGGTTAACAGTCAATAGATTACTACTTTTGAATAAGGAGTGGAGGGTATGAGTTTAGGATTAATGAACAAGCCTGCAAAACTTTATGAGAAGGTTCCTAATATCGATTCTGAGGGCTTTTCTGGGCGCACTGTGGCCTTTGTTTCTGATATTCGAGTGTTTGTTGAAGGAAGGCATGGAAGCGAACGTTGGGCGAATTTAGCGGCTTTCTCGGAAGCAACTGAACTCTTTAGATTTAGAGCAATTCCAGGAGTTGAAGTTACTACTAAACATTTCATCCTTTATGGAGGTAATGAATACAACATTCTATCTGTTGAAAACGTAAAAGGTAGGAATATGTATCTTGAAGTTTTAGCAAAAAGGGTGGTGGCATCCAATGGCTAAGTGTATTTGTAAGATGCCAGAAGATCTTTTGAAAAAACTATCAAGGCTTGGAAACAAGATGGATTCTATAACTGAAGAGGTTCTTCAAGTGGGCGGTGAGGTTGTCTTAGACAAAGTCAAATCCAATCTTGAAGGAGTGCTAAGCGGTGAATCAACTGGTGAACTTGCTTCATCATTAGGTCTATCAAAAGTACTTGTTGGTAAAGATGGTAATGCCAATATCAAAGTTGGTTTTGCTGAGCCAAGAAGTGATGGAAAGTCTAATGCAATGATAGCTAACATCATCGAGTATGGAAAAGCAGGACAACCTGCTAAGCCGTTTTTAAAGCCTGCGAAAACATCATCAAAAAAGCCATGCATTGATGCAATGACTAAAAAACTAGAGGAGGAAATAAAAAAGGCATGAACATATTAGCTCAAGTTAACTTACTCTTATCTAGATTAAGCATTCCTGTTGAAACAGGATCAATGAAACAGGCTACAAGTGACAAATATATCGTGCTTGTACCTTTAGCTGATTCTTACCCAGTTTCTGCCGATAATTTACCTATCGCTGATGTGCAAGAATTAAGAATTACGATTTTCTCTAAAGAGAATTATATAAAACTTAAAAACCAGATTATTTCAATACTTCTAAGCAATGATTTTTGTATAACGGGGAGGAAATACAATGGTTATGATGCTGATACAGGCTACTATCAGTACACAATAGACGTAGCCAAAAATTATGAAATTGAGGAGGATATTTACTAATGGCAACAATTGGTTTAGACAAATTATTTTATGCTTCCATCACTGAAGATAAGGATGGAAACGAAACATACGGTACTCCCGTTCAACTTGCAAAGGCTATCTCTGCTGATTTAAGTGTTGAACTTAATGAAGCAACTTTATTTGCTGATGATGGCCAAGCTGAAGCTGTAAAAGAGTTCAAGAGCGGTACTTTATCATTAGGAGTTGATGATATTGGTACTGAAGCTGCTGCAGGATTAGTTGGCGCAACAGTCGATAAAAATGGTGTATTAATCTCTGGTGGAGAGGATGCAGCAAAACCTGTAGCTATTGGCTTTAGAGCTAAAAAATCAAATGGAAAATATAAGTACTATTGGCTTTATAAAGTCTTGTTTGGTGTTCCTGCTACAAACCTTGCTACTAAAGGTGATTCCATTACTTTTTCAACTCCAACAATCGAAGGAACAATCTTCAGAAGAAATAAGGTTGATGGTAAGAATAATCATCCTTGGAAAGCTGAGGTTACTGAATCCGATACTAATCAAAGTGTAATTAGCAAATGGTACACAGAAGTTTATGAACCTGTTTATACGGATGGAGGTAGCATCTAATGGCTGATGAAAGAAGTGCAGTTATCAAAATTGGTGATAATGAATATGAGTTGCTTTTAACCACTAAGGCAACAAAAGAGATTGCTAAAAAGTATGGTGGCCTTGCCGATTTAGGAGATAAGCTCATCAAAAATGAAAAATATGAGGATGCAATCAATGAAATTGTATGGCTTATTGTAACTTTAGCTAATCAACCAATACTAATTCATAACTTCAAAAACAAAGACGATATAAAACCACTTTTAACAGAGGAAGAGGTTGAACTATTAACTACACCTACTGATTTGGCTTTATATAAAAATGCAATTACAGAAGCACTTTATAAAGGCACAAAAAGAAATGTTGAGAGTGAAGAAACAAAAAACGCAGTGGGCGAGTAAGTGACGAAGAGTTGTTTACTCGTCTTTTATATTACGGCTTGAGTCAACTTCATTTATCGCAAGATGAGGTTTGGTTCATGCCTTTTGGTCTGCTTTTAGATTTATGGGAATGCCATAAGCAATATAACGGTATCTCAAAACCTAAAGTAGAACATTTTATTGATGATGTTATACCAGATGGAATTTAAAAGGAGGTGAACGCAATGGCAGATAATTTTGGATTAAAAATCGGTCTTGAAGGTGAAAAGGAGTTCAAGGCATCACTTGCTCAAATCAACCAGTCCTTCAAAGTTCTAGGTTCAGAAATGAAACTTGTCGATTCTCAATTTGATAAAAACGACACCTCAGTTCAAGCACTTACTGCAAGAAATGGAGTACTTGAAAAATCAATAGAGTCACAAAAAGCAAAAATAGATGTATTGCGTTCAGCTTTAAATAACGCAGCTGAGTCATTTGGTGAGAATGACAAAAGAACTCAAAACTGGCAAATTCAACTAAATAACGCTCAAGCAGAACTTAACAAAATGGAAAAAGAACTCAAAGAGAATAAATCGGCTCTTGAGTCGACTGGTGATGAAATGGATAAAACCAAGAAATCAGCAGATAAAATGGGTGATGAAATAGAAGATGCAGGGGAACAAGCAGATGATTCATCTTCAAAAATGGAAGCGTTAGGCTCTGTTTGTAAGGCGGCGAGTGTTGCTATGGCTGCTGCGTTTGCGGCGGTTACAGCGGCTGCTGTGGCGGCAGGTAAGGCCTTAGTTGATATGACTAAAGAAGGCGCAGCTTATGCTGATTCAGTTTTAACTCAAAGCACTGTTACAGGTATTTCAACTGAAAAACTTCAAGAATATATGTATGCAGCAGAACTTGTGGATGTTTCTGTAGAGACTCTTACAGGTTCTATGAAGAAAAATATCAACGCTATGAAAAAGGCTCAAGAAGGCTCATCTACCTATGTTGAAGCTTATGAGAAACTTGGCGTTGAGGTAATGAATGCTGATGGAACTTTACGTGATAGTGAAGAAGTCTACTGGGAGATTATTGAAGCATTAGGAAAAGTTGAAAACGAGACTGAACGTGATGCACTTGCTATGGCTCTTCTTGGAAAGTCTGCGACTGACCTTAATCCGTTAATTGAGGCAGGCTCAGAAAAGATGGAAGAGTTAGCTGATAAAGCACATGAGGCAGGGTATGTAATGTCTGATGAAATGTTATCAGCTTATGGAAAATTAGATGATCAGCTTCAATATTTAAGTGTTGGAACCACAGCTATGAAAAATGCACTAGGTACAATTTTGCTTCCTATTCTTACTGATTTAGCTACAGATGGTGTATCTTTACTAGGCGAATTTACCAATGGTATAAGGGAATGTAATGGCGATATTTCAAAGATGTCAGGTGTCATCAGTGAAGTTTTACCAAAATTTCTGGATATGATTTTACAATATATTCCTCAAATAATGGACCTTGCTATGAGCATAGTTTCATCAATTGGAACAGCTATAATGGATAACCTTGATATCATAATCGATACTGCTTCGAAGATCGTTTTAGCACTATTAAATGGATTGATTTCAGCATTACCAAAAATAGCAGAAGGAGCATTAAAACTAGTACTTACTTTAGTAAAAGGACTGATTGCAAATCTTCCAAAAATACTTCAAGCAGCAGTTCAAGTAGTAGTAACTTTAGCAAAAGGAATAGCGGAAGCTTTACCAGAACTAGTTCCTACTATTGTGAGTGTAGTTGTTGAATTATGTCAAACATTGGTGGATAATCTTCCGCTTATTTTAGATGCAGCATTGCAACTTATTACAGGACTTGCTGAGGGATTATTAGAAGCAATACCAATATTACTAGAGGCTCTTCCTGAGCTGATTATTTCTATTGTGGATTTCTTAGTTGGTTCAATTCCTCAGATTATCGAAACTGGTATCACGCTATTTACAAGTATAATTGATGCTCTTCCTGAGATTATTCAAACAATTATTACAGCAATTCCTCAAATTATTAATGGAATAATAACCGCCATTGTTGAGAGTTTGCCACTTATCATTCAAGCTGGAATGAATCTATTCACTTCTTTAATTCAAGCCTTACCAGAGATTATTGAAATGATACTAACTGCAATACCTACGATTATTAGTTCAATAATCAATGCGTTAATAAGCAATTTACCACTTTTAATAAATACTGGTATTCAACTTTTTACCTCATTAATAACTAACTTACCAACGATTATTATTGAAATAGTTAAGGCAGTACCTCAAATCTTATCTTCTATAATAAATGGCTTTGCTGCAGGCTTTTCTCAAATGGCTGATGTGGGTAAAAACCTCGTCAAAGGTCTATGGGAAGGTATCCAAAGTTTAGCAGGTTGGATATGGGATAAAGTTTCAAGTTGGGCTTCTGACTTATGGAGTGGAATTAAAAACTTCTTCGGCATTCACTCACCTTCAAAGAAGATGTCATGGATTGGTGACATGTTAATGGAAGGTTTAGCTGGGGGTATTGATGAAAGTGCATCAGATGTTATTGATTCAGCAAATGCTATGACAAAGGATCTTAATTCTGTGTTTAATGATTTATCAGCAGATATGAGTGGTGTTCCTACTAACTTCAATGTTTCAAGCACTACAGGAACAATAAGAGAAGGCTTGAATCAAGCATCAGGTGGATTAACTTTGCAATTATCAATTGAGAATTTTAACAACTATTCTAGTGAGGATATTAATAGCCTTACAGAAGAAATAATGGAAACAGCAGCAAGTTTTACAAGAAGGAAAGGAGTGATATACGGATGAGCTACTTCATTTATAACGGAATAAAATCATCGGACTTGGGTGTATTTATTCAAAATAAAAATATATTTTCTAGTCCAAAATATGATGCAAGTTTTGTATCTATCCCAGGGAAAAATGGAGATTTGATTTCTTCAAATGGTAGGTATCTTAATTCATCTGTTTCCTATACTTGTTTTATTGCTGCTAAATCCATAGAAGAACTAGCTAATAAAGTTACTCTAGTGAAGAATTGGCTATATAAGGAGCCAGATAAATACCACGATTTAAGCGATAGTTATGATGTAAACTTCCAAAGAAAAGCGGTCTTTAATAGTAAATTAGATATTTCTGATGAGGTAAATAAGATAGGGACGTTTACAGTTGTTTTTTCTTGTAAGCCTCAAAGATATCTAGTTTCAACTCTTGAAAAAGAAGCTTATACTGAAGAATTTGTTGTTAACAACCCATATTCTCTTAGTGCAAAACCATATTTGAAGATTTATGGTAGTGGAGACATTACTCTTACGATAAGCTCTCCTGGAATCAATAAGATCTGGATAATGAAAGACGTTGAAGACTTTATTGAATGCGATTCTGAAACTATGAACTTTTATAAGGATACAGAACTACAAAATAGCAAAGTGACTGGTGATGATTTTCCAGAATTATATACTGGCGAAAACTCCATAGCCTGGAAAGGTGAAGTAACTAAAGTTGAAATCATCAAAAGGCTGGTGAGCTTATGATACCTATTTTGTTTAATGAAACAGCGACTGATTTTACTACATTTGGAATTGGTGTCTTAAGGGAATGTACAAGCTGTGAAGTAACCGAAGAAAGAAACGCATCATTTGAATTAACACTTAAATATCCAACTAGTGGTGACCTATTTTCATATTTAAAAAATGAAAGAATAATCGTTGCTAAGCCAAATGATCTATCTAAAAATCAGGCTTTTAGAATCTATAAAGTAACTACTCCTTTGAGGGGTGAAGTTACTGTTTATGCTCAACATATCTCTTATGATTTAGCAACAATTGGTGTAATGCCTTTTGATATAGAAAACGCTAGTCCAAAATATGCAATGGACCAAGTATTGCTTCATTCATCAATTCCTAATAATTTCTCGTTTCAATCGGATTATCTAACTGTAAAGCAATTCAAAGTATCTAAGCCTGTAAGCATTAGAAGTTTGCTTGGAGGAAGTGAAGGCTCAATTCTTGATAGTTGGGGTGGAGAGTATGAATGGGACAATTTCAAAATCAAACACCACACCCATAGAGGCAGTGATAATGGCGTGGTTATTGCCTATGGAAAGAACTTAACCAAACTAGAACACGAATCAGATATCACAGATATTTATACACATATTTTGCCTTATGGAGTAATTAAAGGTGATAATGATAAGGAAACAGTCGTAACTCTTCCTGAATGTGTCTTGCCATTAACATCAACAATTCTTAAAAATGGAAAAGTTTATATTAGAGATTTCACTGATGATTTCAAAGAAGATGAAAGAATAACAGAATATGAGCTTAGAACAAAAGCAAAGGTCTGGATTAAAAATCATCCGCTTGGAGTAGAAAACTCAAGTATTGAAGTATCTTTTGAACCCTTATGGAATCAAAGTGAATATGCAGCAATTCATGAAAGATTATCACTATGTGATACGGTCACAGTAAAGCACTCTAATCTAGGCGTAACTGCAAAGATGAAGGTGGTAAAAACAGTATATGATTCATTGAAAGAAAAATATAAATCCATTACGTTAGGAACTTTAAAATCAAGTTTAACTTCAAAGATAAACGACCTAGAAAATGTTGTAACAGAGACAAAAAAATCTGTGGATCGATTACCTAGCTTGCTTAATTCTGCAATCGATAGTGCTACAAAACAAATAACTGGTAATACTGGTGGTTCTGTAGTTCTTCATACAAATTCAAATGGAACTCCATACGAACTTTTAATAATGGATACAGAAGATATTAATAGTGCGGTGAATGTGTGGAGATGGAACTTAGGTGGTTTAGGATTTTCAAGTCATGGCTATAATGGTCCATATGAAACAGCGGTTACTGGTGATGGTGCAATTGTAGCTGATTTCATCACTGCTGGTTCACTAGTTGCAAATATCATAAAAGCAGGAACATTATCAAGTAACGATGGTAGTTCTTATTGGAATCTAGAAAGTGGAGAGGTTGTTTTAAGAGCATATGCAACAACAGCTTCTGTAGAAGAACAAACAAATAGAATTGATAACATAGAAGAACAAAAGATGTATCGATTAGTTATCAGTTCCTCAAATGGCAATATCTTCAAAAATGGAAATATATCAACAGTGCTTACTGCTACAGTTTTTTCTTGGGATAAAGATGTAACTGATGAACTTGATGATAATCAGTTTATATGGACAAGAGTATCTTCAGATACTGAAGCAGATAAGGCTTGGAATTCAGCTCATTTTGGTGGAACAAAATCCATCACAATCACAAATGATGATGTCAAGGCTAGAGCTACCTTTTATTGTGACCTCATCGATACATCAACAAGAGAAAGCCTACTAGGCTAAAATAGGAGGAATGGAACATGTCTAAAGCTCAAGGACAATTTACAATTATTGATTATAATGATGCCTTAACCTTAACAGGTTATATAGGTTCAAATTTAGCAAAAACTCAGATGTTCAATCCAGATAATAGTACTTATTCACCTGATTGGTCATCAACGAATTTAGTATTAACTCCTAGTTTGTATGTAATAGGTACAACTACGGACCAAATCACATCTACCAATGTTCAATCAGTTAAATGGTATGTTGGTTCATCCACAACAGCTATTACAACTGGTGGTAATTACGCTTTATCTGGAACAAAAAATCATATCCTAACAGTTAAAGGAAATACAATGGCAGGACTTCCTGGAATTGATTATAGATGTGTTATCACTTACAAGGATTCATCTACTGGTCTTGAAATTACTCATCCACTTACGATTTCATTTTCAAGAGTAGTAAATGGTGGCGGTATTGTTGATTTACTTGTTACTACACCTTTAGGAAATGTATTCAAAAATTCTGAAGTAGCAACCTTAACAGCAAAAGGTGAACTATGGAGAGGTTCTAGTGTAGATACAACAAATGTCACATACAAATGGGCAATTATGGACTCTTCAGTTTCATCATCTTCATCAGCTGGATATGATGCAGACTTCGGTACTGGTTGGTATAAATTAGCAGATACAACTGGTAAATATACAGGAACTTCAACAGCAACAATTACCGTTTATGCTTCAGCAGTTGAATCATATGCCGTATTTAAGTGTTGTTGCAAGGATACTGATTCAGCATCTGCAACTTATAATTCAAAATTTTATGATGTTGCAACCTTCATCGATAATGCAGATCCACTACAAGTACAAATAACATCAACTGGTGGAGATGTATTTAAAAATGGAGTGGGTAGCACTGTTTTAAAAGCAGTGGTTTATCAAGCAGGAGTTGAAGTAGATGCTGCTGGTTCAGGAACTTATACTTGGACGAAATATAACAAAGATGGTGCTATTGATACTAGCTGGGGAACAAGTGGAAAGAAGACAGGTAAAACATTATCTGTTTCAAGTTCTGATGTTGCAACAAAGGCTACTTTTATGGTTGAAGTAGTAATTTAAGGAGGAAGGTACTATGAAGTCACAGAATCAATTTACAATCTATTCATTGAATGATGTGGCGACTCAGTCAACTGCTCCAGAAAATCCATATAAAGGTCAATTGTGGGTGGATACTTCAAAAACTCCACCAGTAACAATGGTCTATAATGGCACAAAATGGGTTGAACAGAATGGAACTGATACAATTAGATCATCAGTAAAAACAGTTGAAGAAAAACAAGCAGAGTTCAAGACAAATCTCGATGGATTAACAAGTACAGTGGGTACTCAAACTAAAACAATAGAGACTATTGAATCTGATATTGATGGAATACAAGAAGATGTGACTTCTATTGAAAGTGAAGTATCAACTCTAAAGCAAACCGCAACTAACATTTCTGCAGAGGTATCAAAGAAAGCTGATAGTGCATATGGTAACTCAAGCTCATCATTTGGATGGAAACTCGATAGTAGCAGTTTTGAACTTTATTCAAACAAGAAAACAGTAATGAAAGCCACCTCAACAGGGCTTGATGTGACAGGTAAAATTACCTCAACTGAAGGCTCTATTGGTGGCTTTACTATTTCTGATAAAGGAATATATAAAGGCGTAACATCTTTTAGTGATACAAGCCATAATGGTGTATATGTTGGAACAGATGGTATTAGAGTAGGTCCTAATTTTACAGTAGATCCTACAGGAACTGTCACTGCAGTAGGCCTAAAGATTAACCTAACAGATACACAAAAGACTGAACTAAAAGGTGAAAAGGGTGATACTGGTGCAACTGGTAGTCAAGGTCCTAAAGGAGATAAGGGTGATACTGGTGCAACTGGCGCTACAGGACCGCAAGGGCCAGCTGGTTCAGATGCAACTGTGAATTGGACTAATATCTGCAGTGCTTTAGCAGGTTCCAAAAACTCTGAAGGCGCATCAAGAGGCATATATACAAGTGGTGGATATGTGTATGTTTTGGCGGATGCTATTGATGCAACTTGGGTGAATTCAGGTATTCTTTCTGCTCTTCAAGGAAAAATTGGAGGTTTTACCATTGATTCAAATAGACTTTATGCAGGAACTCCTGGCTCAAGTAGTGGAATTGAGCTATCTTCAGTTGGCTTAATTGCATATAAGTCAAATAACCAAGGGGTAGCTTCATCATATGCAGTAAGCAAAATAACAGTCAATAAAGCAACAAATCTTACTGTTTATATTCGTTCTTATGCTGAGTCTAGTTATGACTATACAATGATTTCAAATCCAAATGCGTCATCGTATCCTACTTCTTATTCAAGTAGTTATGTAAAAGCTCATACAAGATCAAATCAAAATAGTAGTTCAGCATTAGCTGGTTATACAAAAGTTGAGTACTATGGTTTGAAGCAAAATGATTATATTTACATTGTTTATAGGAAAGATGGAAGTACAAATTCTGGAACTGATACTGGTTATCTTTTGATTCCAGAAACAACAGATATATCAATTTCAAATGTTGGTGATACTTATTATTTTGTAAGAGATTCGGCATTTGATATTAAAGGTGCATCAATTAAGGTAGGTGCTAATTTTAGCGTTGATAGTACTGGAGCAATTAAATCAACTAGTGGAACTATTGGAAATCTAAGCATTACAGGTAGCGGTTTATCTTACAATGGCTCGTGGGCATCGCATTTTAGTATTGGTTCGGAATCATCTGATTCAAGAATGCCAACCTATGCAATATTTGCAAGAACTCAAAGAATAGATGACTGTATTATGGGATTTAAGAATACTTCTTATGGCGAAAATTTCTGGGTTGAATTCAAACCAGATGGATATTTCACATACATGTCTAGTGATGCAGAAGATGCTGTGATGACAGGTAAGATACCATATAACTATCTAGATAAAGTTTGTTGGTTACATTCACCTCTTGGATCATCACATACTGGAAGCAGTGCTACCTGCCCTCAGATTATCGTTTTTAATGCCGCTGTAAGTAATGGAAGTTATCAAACTTACGATTTGTCAGCATATGGCATAAATGAGATTATTGGTGCACAACTAACTGAAAGAGATACGCCATCAACTGGTTCAAATAACCAATGGTTCTCAGTAAGTGGGACAAGCATTACTGTTAGAAATACTACTGGTGGTAAAAAGACATATTCATTATTAGTCATCGCAGTTTAGGAGGTACGTATGAAGAAAGTGAAAATCAACAAAGACGGCTTTTAGAAAGCATATACATATATGA